GTTGATAGTGTTAGAGCACCATCAACAGATAAGTCCCATGTTGATTTCCCACTAACTGCTGGGGAAATACTAAAAGTTGCCATTTAATTAATCTGTGAGTCTAGTTTTGCAAAGCGACTAATTTTATGCCTTTCTTACCAAGAACATATCTCTGTATAGACCGTCATTTCCTATTACGTATGCATAATATGCTTCGTTATTAATGACAAATGTTTGACCTGGTGTGTAGTATTGTTGTAAGAAAGTATCTGATCCACTCATACTCTTATATAATCCTATTGCTGTGCCGCCAGCAGTCGTTGCACCCTGCGTGTTCTTTGCAAATACAATTGGAAATGCTGGAGGAACAAAAGTGCCTGTGGATGGATCGGTTGTTGGACCAGTTACTTGATAAGTTCCTCTAACTTTTGATTTAAAATTGCCAAATCCTGCCGAAGGACAAAATGGCAACTGCATCTCATTTGCCCAAAGGTATCTAGGATCTCTGATGTAATTATTCCACCCTGACGTTGAATATGAATGACATGAAAGTGGATCTATATAGTTGCCACTTACGTCAAGAACCGCCCCCGAGGTGGCATTTGACGGCTGGTTGTTTATTCGATACCAATATGGTGAACTGTTTACTGTGCCTGAACTTGAAAGAGTTCTTGTCCACATACTTGCATTTGATCCACAAGATTGATCCCAAAAGTATGAGGCGTCATAACAAACACTTGCTATCGGTGGATTATCGTTATATGAATCTTCCCAAGCTTGAGTAGTTCTTAGTCCGACATACATCATAGCACCAGGTCCATAACTTGCCGTTCCTGATAAACCGCCCGACATTAATATAAAATATCGTTCAGTGCTAGCTACCAACCATTCACCTCCTTGTACTCCTGGTGCCCATGGAGTATAACTATATGCAGTGGTTGATTCATCAGTCTTATTAACATCAAATCGGTTACTAGTATATACTCCACCGGCCGCTGGCATAGCTTGAGTTGTACCTAACAAATAATTTCCACCCGCATTAGCAGTTGTATTAAAACCGTGTGAAACTAATATGTGAGGATAAGTTGTATATGATCCATTGAAAACATAATTAACATTAGTTCTGAAACTCAACTTGCGAAACGGAAATGCACTTTTACCACTATCTCTAGAAAGGTCTAGTGTATAAGGAGAAGCAAAAGTTGTAGAATAGTTTGAAGTTATGTTTGTGTTAGCAGTGTTTGCCCAACCACCACCTTCAGTATTACTGATAACCTGTGTGATTATATCTGCTCCAGCAGGTGATGCTGTTGGTCCAGTTTGTGATAAAGCACTTGGTGTTGTGTTTGCAGCTGCAGTAGTTATGGCTTGTATTGCTCGTAAAAAATTTATAGCAACTGCTTCTTGGTCGGTTACCGTACCGTTAACTGAGGGGTTAATCTTACATAACATATTTTTACTCCGTTAGTAATGAATAATCATTAATTGTGAATCTTCGAACACTGCTTCCGTCAACGTAAGTTGTGTGTGCTCCGTATATATTTTCAGGAATTTTATATAATCCATAAATTACAGACAATACGTTGCCGTTATCTTCATGATTAATAAACACTGGATTTTCTATTACAACTACAGAACCATTTTCATTAAATTTTCTTAATGGTGGTGTACTGACCAGGCTCATGGCGGCCTGTGAACCATAAGAATTAGTTGTAAACTTATATCTATAAGGTATAATTCCACCGAAATATTCAGATTCTAAATCAATACCTGCCATTAATGCATCAGCCGTATATATTCTCGATACGCCATTTTTACCAATGTCAAAAATACCAATAGATGTTGCATTGTAAGGACTACTTATAACAAGCATTTTACTACTTACAATAATGTCGATACCTTGTTGTAGACCATAAGCATTAAATGTGTTTGGTAATATGTTGGCACTTACAGGTCTAAAAACTTGCCAGTAAGTAAATCCAAATACTGCGTTCATCTCGTTTGATGTTGATGTAACATAAGTGCCGGTTGATCCAGTTGTGCCAGTTATTTGTGATGAAATTGTTGTCGATGGAGAAACACTATTTGGATCATAAGAATTTGCGCCACTATTTCCTAATGCATATTCGCCAGCTTTTGGAAACATCAAACCCATGGCGCCACTGAAGTTGCCGCCTGCGGTTCCAGTAGAATAATATCTATCATAATTTGGACCGATTATATCACCAGCAGCCAGTGTATATCCAAGCTTTAAATTGCCAACAGCATTAACTGTCATTGTTGTACCAGAAAATTTTGCTTGTATGTATCCAATAGATTCATACTTTACTACTTCTCTGGAATTAATTAGAGTATCGGTACCAGATGTGTATGAGTTTGCAAGTGTTATGCTTGTTAATTTTGTTGCATCATAAGATAATCTAATGTAATCTGTTTGGTCACCATAGTCATTGTGTATTTTACTGTAAGTGTCTGAACCTGCAGCTGTGCCTACTTGAGCATATTTTCCTGTTGGATATGTTCCATAGAATATGGTGTTTGCTGTATCACATCCTGAACCTAAATCTCCTGTCGAACTAGCCAAACCTCTGATAATTTTATCTACGTCAGTTCTCATAGTGGTGACGTTAGCCGTACTGTTCATTCTATATCTAACTAACATTACTGGTCTCCTTGTGATACTGATTCGACTTCTGTATTGGCATCAGGTTCGGGATCGGGAATTATTGGTTCTTGATAACTTAAATCTGCGACCTGAATAAATTTTACAGACTCTAAATTTTCAAAACTATGAAAGTAATATTTGCCGCCAGGCACTTGAGTAACGGCAGTTTGTATTTGTCCGTCACCGTGTTCGGCCACAAATTGTTCGGTAATATATACTAAAGGTGGTTCACCATCAGGAATATTACCTGTAAATTCATAGACATAGCCCGAATAAATTGAAAAAATTTGTTTGAAATAGTAATTTGTCATAGTCTTATATTTAGGTGTTTGTGTATTTAATTCTAACAAATAAGTCTGTTGCGGATGCACCGTTCACATCTAAAGTTAGATAGTCGGTAGTCGCCAAACTTACACTTATATTTGCCGGAGTCATAACAGTTTGATTCTGAGTAATGGTAAATGTATTACCTATACTAGTTCCATTTTTCTTAATGATGTAAGTAAAGTTAGCACCAGTGGCCGCAGTCGATAGGTTTGCATAAACTGTACTTAGTGTCATTGCTCTAGGTGGATAAAACCTACTGGTGCCTGTATATGGTACAGTTATTGCACCAGTCATCGTTAGACTGACATATGTATCTACGGATGAACCACCGCCACCAGTATTTGCCTGTGCATAGGCCGCATTAGCACGAGCAAAGGCTGCATTGGCAAATGTTGCACCCGAATTGGCAGTCACAAATGAACCATTAGCAAATGAGGCTGCTGAATTTGCGGTTACAAATGAACCATTAGCAAAAGAACCCGATGAGTTGGCTGTGTTGTATGCATTGTTGGCTTGGTTTCTCACCCATGTATCTGTGGAACCTGTATTTGCCTGAGCATAGGCAGCATTAGCCCTATCAAAAGCACCATTAGCAAAACTGGCCGCAGCATTTGCAGTTACAAAAGCACCGTTAGCAAATGAACCTGCATTGTTTGCTTGTAAGAAAGCACCATTTGCAAAAGAAGAACCTGTGTTTGCAACTCCATAACTGGAATTAGCCCTATCGAAAGCACCGTTAGCAAACGATGCAGCTGCATTGGCTGTTATGAAAGAACTGTTCGCAAATGAGGCACTAGAATTAACAGAAGCAAAGGCCCCATTAGCAAATGAGGCTGCATTGTTTGATTGTTCGTAACTTGAATTTGCTCTTAAGAAAGCACCGTTAGCAAATGTTGCACCGGAGTTTGCGGTTGTAAATGATGCATTAGCAAATGTTGCACCGGAGTTGGCTGCATTAAATGCGTTGTTGGCCTGATTTCTAACCCAGCTGTCGGTTGCATTATTGGCTGTATTGAATGCCGCATTAGCTCTATCAAAGGAACCATTTGCAAATGCAGCTGCCGTGTTTGCCTGTAGAAAAGCCGCATTAGCCTGTACAAATGCATCACTTGCAGTTGTATCATCTATAATGAACGGTTTAATTTTTAGTAGTGACATTTTTTATTTAATTGATATCTCTTAAATGTTTTCAATCTTTTTTACTTTTTCCCAATAATCTTCTGGACATGCTTGTGCTGAATTCGGATCATGTTGTTCTCCGTAAATGTCACCAATAACTTCTCCGTCAATGTTTCTTAAAGCAAATACACAATAATAAATTGTGTCATCTTCTAAAGCAACAATTTTATGTTCTTGTTCTTTTTTAATAACAATAAAAGTTGGTGCGGTAAATTGTTTTGGTTCTTTACCTTCAACAGTAACTTCTACTTTACCTTTTGTTAGTAATGTTACATGGTCAAAAAAATGTTTGTGGCCAGGAACTTTATCTTCTTTTCTTTCCAGAACATGTTGTCTAACCCAAATATTTCCAAAATAACCAAGTTCATGTGATGACATAATAATATAAACCTTTTAAACAGTTACTACAGGTGTTGATTCTCCGTCAGATATATCTTTCCATGAAAGTGTTTCTTCATCCCACTTATACACTTTACCATCTGTAGGCATATCGACTGGTGCAGTCCACAAACAAGTGTCTTCTACTAATGTCCAACTATTGTATGGTTTAGGTGGTATAAATGCATCACGCACTGAATCATAAGTATATCCTGTACCAGCATAATTCTTTCTCAATGGTGTTCCACCTAATGTGTGTACACCGCCATGTGTGTTGTAACTTGTTTGTACGAAAGAACTTGGTTCTCCAAATAAACCTGTATTAATTACATCTTGTTCTATTACTAGAACTTGTGTTACGATGTTGTTACTATCAATTTGTGCAAAGTGTGCCATTTTTACCTCTTAAGAAATTCTATATTTAACAATTACAATACCTGAACCACCGTTTTTGCCGCCGCTGCCGTTCCAACCTCCGCCGCCGCCGCCGCCCATGTTAGCTACACCAGTTTCATCTGCTCTACCGGCGCCTTGGCCACCAGTTGCTCTATATCTTTCCATGGTTGCACCATATCCATCATTAATTCCAATACCACCACCGCCGCCAACAAATGTAACTGTGTTTCCTTTTATCATAAAATATTGTGCATTGCCACCTTGGCCACCTATATCGGAATTGTATGTACTTCCTCTGCCAGCTGCTCCTGAACCGCCGTGTGAATATCCATTGCTGCCTGTTGTGCCGGTTTGAAAACCGTTGCCGCTTACCGAATAAATCCTATAGGTTTGTCCGCTTTGTGGATTTGATCCACCAGTCGATGTTACACTTATACCTGTTCCGATAAAAGAAGATGATGCCGCAGTGCCAATGGTACCAGCTGCTTGACCAGCACCAATTGTTACTGTGTATGTTGCTGCTTCTAAAGTTGCTAGTGCTGAACCCGCAATAGCTACATCTCTAGTAAAAAGATTTGCATTTTCTGCGCCATAATATTTTACTTGGCCACCAGCACCACCGGTTGTACTCGTATGGCCACCACTACCAGCACCCACAACTAATAATTCAATACTATTATTGGATGCACCTAAAGAACTTACTACAAATGAACCACTTGATGTGAATGTATGTACTTTGTATGTTGCATTGTTTGCATCGGTAAATGTGGTAACTGTACCACCCGTGGCCGT